CGAGCGCGCGCTTGCCCTTCCGTATCCGCTATATTTTTTAAGTCATTTTCGCCGTCTGTCGGCCGCAATCGACCGCCGATCCCTTTTAAACCCTGAAATCGACCGTCTGTCGCAGGTTATAACGGAAATCGGGGTTTGTCGTTTGAAATCAATGGTTTACGCTCGATCAAGCGCTTTTGGTGGGCCTTGGATCGGCTTGAGCGGCAGTGCATTACCGTTTGTGGGCCTGAAATCGACCGGCCATCGGGCAGGCGTAAAAAAAGCGCCGATGTGGCGCTTGGTGGCTGGTTTTTGTGGTTAGGATTGGCGCGTTGTAATCAATCGACTAGTTTTTTTACGGAGAATCACATGGCAATAATCGAATATCAGTTAGATGCACTGGTTACAGTTTCGGGTGGCTTTCATAACGTCGGACCGATGCGCCTTCGCATCAAAGGCGGTGATGAAAGCCTAAGCGCTGGGCAATATAAGCGCCTGAAAAGGCATTTGTGTGGCGTTGCAGAGTGCCAGTGCGAAACACTCAAGCATGATGTATCGGGCATTGATCCTAAGCGCTGGGGCCAGATACTTTTCAACAGCATGGCAATGGCACACAAGTCTTTTTATCGCGCCGAAGCGCTTGCCAATGTGGGGAAACTGTAATGATTATCACTATCACTGGCGCTGAATCGACAATCCGGTTAGTCGTGGCTGAAGACTGCGCGCTTTCTCGCCTTCAGTACAAGAAACTGGTCAATTGCGTTAACCCTTATTCGTACAATTACGAGGTGACCGGGATTAATCGCTATTTATGGGCTCGAATCCTATTTATCACTAACGTCGAGTTTTTCGGCGAAAACTGGGCGATTGCAATGCATAAAAAGCTCCATGCTAAATGGACCCTTTACAGTGCAAAAAATGAGCTTTCGCATAACGGCTGATCTTATCCTTGAGCCCATTTTTTTGGGCTCCGGGATGTGATTCGCATCATTCAGTAAATAACGGAGATTCAAATGGCAAAACCGAGGGGCTTTATTTTTTATCGGGGTTTTTCACCAGTAGACGGCGCACCAATTGTCGGTATCGCGGTCCTAAAAAGCAAAAATATAAAAACCGGTGACATGGTTCAAACCTATATATTGCGCGCCGATGTGCATCCAATGGATGCAATTAAAAGCGCCGACGATGCATCAATTTGTGGGGATTGCGTACATAGGGGCAGCGCATCGACTAAGCGCACATGCTACGTTGATGTCTCAAAATCAGTGAGCGCCGTTTATAAAGCTTTCACCCGCGGGTCATACCCTGATTATTCGCATAACCCAAGCTTAGGCGCTGAGCTTTTGCGTGGCCGCATGGTGCGCTTGGGCGCTTATGGTGATCCGGCAATGATTGATATCGACGCATGGCTTGCGATCCTTCAATTTTCTCTTGGTTGGACCGGTTACAGTCACCAATGGCGCGAAGCTTGGGCTCAGCCGATGCGCGAATTGTGCATGGCAAGCGCTGATAGTGCTATAGATCGCGATTTAGCCCGGAGTATGGGCTGGCGCACATTTCGGGTTATCCCGGTCATGCAAGCGCCAGCGCTTAAACATGAGATTTCGTGCCCAGCAAGCCCTGAGGGTGGCAATCGTCGCCAATGCGTTGATTGTGGCGCATGTGACGGCGCACTAAAGCCCGAAAGCGTATCAATCGCGATTGTCGCGCATGGCAAGGCTGCCAATCATGTTAACTGACTGGCTTGTGGCTTTTGTTTTTGGTGTGGCGCTTGCCTGCGCCATTTTTTTCAGTCTATGAGGTTTTGCTATGAAAATTAAGCTTTAGCAGAAGCCCTTCGGGGCTTTTTTTGTGCCTGTAAGTCAGGGTTACCAATACGTAACCTAGGGTTACGGGTTCCATGCGTTCGTCTTGCGCTTGCCTGCGCTGGCTTGCGCTTGCCTTGCGCCCACTAAAGCGCTTAGGGATTGCCTGAGCTTTTTGGTGGCCGTCTTGGCCGGTTATGCCTTCGGGCTTTTATAGGGGTTTTCATGCTGATCAAAAGGGATTGCGGCGCAGTGCGCCTTTATATCAACGCTCGCGGTCAATGGGTGGCGCAGTGGATCATCGACGGCGATCCGCTACCCGTAGTGGCGCTTTTTGAGACTGAATCGGGGGCTCTAGCCTATGCGCTGAGCAGTGAGCCACCGCCTTTGGAATAGGTGCGCCGAAATGCCGTTTATCGCCCAAAATCCGCCTACTGGTCCGCCGATCCGGCTTTGCCTGCCGCTCAAGTGCGCTTATCATGCCGCATTGCCGTTCGTGCCGCGATCCGGTGCCGATCGACCGCTCGTCGGTCAGAATCTGCCGCTGGTCAGTTTCATCCCCCAAAATCGACCGTTTGTCGGTTTCAGTTCTGATCCCAGCTGCTTAAAAAAAAATTTTGAAAAAAAATTCTGGGAAATGTCCCAAACTTTTTCCGGCGGGCCGGCGGAAAGTCAGGCCCGGAAATTTTTTTGGCCGTGAAAAAATATTTTTTTACTCCGTATAAACCTTTTGCTCCACATAGTCGTGGATCTCGCCCTTCTTTTCCAGGTTTGTTTTAACAGAGTGGCATTCATGGCACAAAGATTGGAAGCGGTTGCCCATCCACTTTTCTTTGTCCATCTTATGCGGAAATATGTGGTCAACGTGGTGGGCTGGCGTTATTTTCCCCAGGCTTTGGCATCGAGCGCAGATCGGATGCTTGGATAGCTGGATTTGCCTGAATTGCTTCCACTGTTTCGTGTTGTACAGATTCTTCAGTGACCTGCGATCTTCAGATAGGGCACCTCCGTGGATGCCGCAAAATGTAGAGTTGTTGACCTTGGGGTTGGTGCAGCCTAACTCCCGGCAGGTTGTCTGCTTGGGCGTTCTTGGCATGAGTATGTGGCTAGGTCTAAGAATAGGTCCGACTCTTTGCGAGTCATGTGCCTTGTGATTGACTCCAGTTCTTCACGCTCCATGAGTGCGTTGAATAAACAATAGAGTGAGTAGGGCAGATCATCTTGATTGAACACGGCCTGGAAGATGAAGTCCTTTTCGTTGGCTAGATGTTCTAAAGCCTTTTCGATTCTCATTTCAGGAATGTGAGTTTGTATAGTGTGGATTGCATGAGCGCTTCAATCTCGTCGATGCTGTTTTGTATGGCTGAGTCTGAACCCATAACTGCCCGATAGTCTTTGACGTAACCAAGCATATATTCCAGCTCAGCCTTGGGCGTTTGTTGCGGTGGTCTGTACTCGACGGGATAACTAATCAGCTTCCCGTTTAGCCCTTGCCATTGCTCAACAACGGTATCGACTAAGTCGCCAAGATCCTCGTAGAAAGATCCAAGGGCTTTGTGCTGAGCATAGCTTTGGCTTTGCAAGTGGAGAATGTGCGCGTTGGTGACTCCGTGAAGCAGGCACATGATAAAAGCGCCAGTGGTTACCGGCTCTTCTTTGAATTTAAGCCTTATGGACATAAGCGCTCCAAAAAAAGCCCTCGCGGAGAGGGCAACCAGGGGAAGGAGTCACTTTTTGAGTTTACTCCCACTTCTTGACGAATTCAATGCCATGATGTACGCCTCAATTCGGGTCGCGTAGATCAGCATCTCAGCCTCGTTTTGCTTGGTAAGTAGATTTCTACCCACAGCCTTCATTTCTTCGACTGTAAGCCTTCTCCAGGGCTCCACGATGCCTTTCACAGAGTCCCATTCACTCACCTTTCAATCTCCTAAGCTGTTCTTCTGCTTCGTCGGCTAGTTGCCTAGCTCTCAGGGACAGATCCTCAGCCATCTCGCAGATCTCGTCGATCTGAAGCATGAGTTTGTCAAAGTCGCTGAGATCTTCTGTTAGTGAATTTAAGAATGCTTGCCTTGCTTGCTCTTTCATAGTTCCCTCTTGATTTGATTTGCCAAATTTTCACCGCGCTCAGTTAACGTCCACACATAAGCCTTGCTTCCAGACGGAGCGGGTCGCTTTACCTTATTACCATCATCGTCTCTGTAGTGCGTCACCAGTCCCGCATCCTGGCAGTCTTTTCTGCGCTTTCCTATGCTGTTTTGCTGTAAGCCGGTTTTATCCGACAGCTCGTAATCAGTAAGGTTGCCATGTTCGAGTAAGGCAAGCAAAGCGGTACGCCTGTGGTTGTTTGCTTTGAACCTTGCGTCGATTGCCGCCATGTGTGAAGTCAGCGGGTCTGTTCGTCTTGCTGTTGGAAAAGAAAATGGAATCATCCTTCGCCCCTTAGTAAGTCTGCTGCGTCTTTATAACCACGTTTCTCTAAAAGTTCGATGCAGTGATTGAGCCTTGCTTCGCCTACGTTGAACCTCACCAGCTCAGCGAAATCCTCTAGCTCTTTTAGGTTCACCGGCTCGCCTGTCTTGAAGTAGGTAGGCAACTTAGCAATCTTTGCCATCCTAATTACCTCGTCTTGTCTTATCTCTGAAATCATGCCATTCCTTTCAAATGCTTTGACATAAGAATCTGTTTTATATGCTCAGGGACTTTGGGCAGCGGTGCCCATGCAACTGCCCAGTCTGTCCAGGTTCCGATCACGCATACACCTCCAGCGTTAAGCAAAAGCATCTTCACCCCTCGCGGCGGCACTTCATCGTCTGGTGTTCGCCAGTTGGATTCGCCGGCTATGTAATCCTTCACGCCAACCCTCTTTCCAAGATCTCGTTAGCGCAGCTATGCGCAACCAACATGCCATACGCCCCGACATCTCTGTGCATCGCAATGTCTGCACACACCTTTGCACACTCTTTACGTTCTATCTCAATGACTAATTGCACAAGCGCGTAAACAGCTTCCCCTACAACAACAATGCCGTTCTCACGCATCAGTTCATCTATTTGATCTCGGGTCATGTCTGCACCCTTGCTCGTATGGCGGCGGATAAATCGTCACGCCAAGGTCTTTCAAACTGGCGCACATAGTCCTGCTCAATAAACTTCGCACACGCCTCACGCTCGGCAGCAGCAATGAGGTTCGCAAACTCTGTAAGTGAGTCTGCGGTAAAAGCATAAATGCCGTACTCGTTCTTTGCCATGCGAATAATGTTTTCTCTGTTCATGTATTTCCCCTTGCTCGTATGGTGGCGGCGCAGTCTGCGGCAATCATCACCCCGTTGTGATCCATGCCATCACACACCTTTGCACACGCCTCACGCTCATGCGCAGCAACAAGAGCGGCGAAGCGTTCGAGCTGACCTTCCCAGCAGGTCCAACCAAGCCCGTGCTTGGCGATGCCAGCCTTCCGCGCCAGCTTAATAATTTCCTCGTGGGTCATACCGGCCTCGGCCACAAGTAAGATACTGCCGGCTTGTAACCCTTGTCGATAAGCGTCTGCTCTTTTATCTCACGCCCGCCTGGAAGCACGAAAGTCTTTTTCTTGCTGTAGTGCGGCACGATCATGATCTCGTGCGCGTAATACACGTTTACCCAGTCGTGCTCTTGCATCTTTGCTTCTATTTTCATGTCATTGTCCTATGTTGAAAGGGTTGTTAAAAAATCTTGTTTCTGTTGTCACTCTGCTTTTGTGAAACTTTGGTTTTTGTTTGACCACCGGTTTTTCTGCGACCTTATCGGTTGCAAACTCGTACACGCGCTCTTTCACGAACGTATCCATCGTCAGCCATGTTTTGAGGAATCCTTTGTTCACAAGCTGTCGCAAGGCTTGATCGCAGGGCCTCTTTTCCATTCTTACCTGTAAGCAAACCTGTTTCAGCGTTGCTGGTGTCTTGCGTTTCTTGAGGTAGTTCAAAATCTTGGCTTGCTTGTCGGTTTGCGTGGATTTCCATTTGATGGAGTCACACATGTTGTGATCGCCGCTCATAATTTCCTTTGGTAGTAGTAAGACCAAGCACCGACATGCTGCTTGAAAAGTTTCTCTTTCGAGATCAGCTTGCGAGCCTCCAATGCTCTAATCATCTTGAGCGCGTTTTGTGTCGTGCACCCAAACTGATCCGCTAAGTTTTGCAGTGACTTAGGCTCGGCTAGCGCGTCTAGGTAAATCTTCTGGGTCTTAGTCAGTGGACTAAAGCGCTTGATGATTCGCTTACCAAACCTCGCAACTGATTGCTCGAACTCAGGCCGACCAGAGATCATCACGCCCATCGTCTTTGCAAGCATCAATACCTCTTGCTGGTTCATGCGTTTTTTTCCTTTAGCTTTGCCTCAATGGCACGGTAAAAACCCAAACAATCAAACCAAGGTGAATTACTAGCATCAATTTTTTGAGATAGATAAATCAAGTCATGTATCTCCTCATCCGTCAGCCCAACCCATTGCTTTTGTGGTGAGGTGTATAGCGGCTCCACCCAGTGGGCATGGTTTGGATTTTTCTCGGCCCACTCTTTGTCGTAGTTCTCATTCATCTCATAACTGCGGTAGTCGTAACCACCCTCACCATCAAATGTACGCCACGCCACCGGCTCTTGCTCTGTCTCCAATGCTTGGCGCAAGGCGTTAATCGCTTCCGAGTAGTAATCTTCATCACCAAATTCCATGCGAGCCACATCGTTTGAATCCTCTAGCGCTTCCATCGCCATCTGCATAGCTTCTCTGCTCATCATTGCCACCACTTATAAGGTTCAAGAAATATCGCAGCGCATATGGCCGATATAGCAAACCATCCGCCTGCTGCCATAGCCATAGAAATACCAAGGCCAAGCAACGCAAACATGCGTAGCCACATATCAAAATCTTTCATTTGTCAGCCCTCGCTATTGCCGCGGCATTTGTATACGTTTTGCCGTAACGTTTCCTCAGCTTTTCTATGTTCTGTTGCAGAACGTATTCCCTGTCAATGCAGAATGCTTGCCGAATGCCTTGCAGATAAAACTCGATGTCTCCAAGCTCTTCGACAACGTTCTCCAGGTCTAAAGGCTTTTGGTAGATCGCAAACTTTTTGATTGCGTCCAAAAGCTCACCAGCCTCACCGGATACACCTATAGCCATGTGCAGGACAAACGCTTGAGTCGGAGTCAGGTCGTCGATGATCTCTTCCCCAGGCTTTGCAAGCTGTCTTACCAGTTCATGATGTTCTTTCATAGTTTCCTCAGTTCATTTTTTCGGCAAGTACACTTCTTGCCTCGGCCACCAACATTTCAAGTTCGCCTATCGATTCATTCCAAACGACAACATGGAAGTACAACTTGATTTTCCAGTTGTGTTTGTCTTTTAACCATTGCTCAAATTCCTTTTGCACTTTGATGTAAATGAAAGGCGTAGCAAGCGGTCTAATCGGAACCGTAAGCCGCATGACATTTCTTACTGGAGCAACAGACTCAGATTGCTTGATGAATTGATAGCTAAATCCAGAACCTTCGTAAGTGCTAACGAATTCTTTCCAGCAATCCCATAAACGTTCTTCGTTTTTAGTCATAAGTCACCACGGCGCTGGTTCAAAAGGAATAGGCTCAGGCTTAATCTTTTTAGGCTTTACCCATTTGTTACCTACAAACGCAGCGAAAGGCCATTTGCCAGCCTTTACCGCTTTCTTAATCGTTTGGTCTATGCGCTCTTCAGCTTTTCCGAGATTCGTGTTTTCCATTGGTTCCAATCTTCCCCCGGCCTTGCGGGACATCCAATCTTTTCCGCCATTTCAGCGGTACCCTTTTCTGTTGCCCACCAGTTCACTGCTTTTTCGTGGTGGGTCATGTCTAGCTCATCTTCCCATCGTGCTTGATTAAGCCATGTAGCGGGATGTGGCATAAATTCACTTGCAGTCGATTTGATTGTCCAGTATCGCTTGTGATTCTTGACTGCCTGTATTGCATCTTGCCGCTCTTGATGACTCATCTTTAGCCAAGCCTTTTGTGCTGCTCTCTTGGCTACCTTTCGTGGGTACTGTTGCCAGAACTCCTCGAAACCTTCCAATTTATTTCTCCTGTTAGTTGCGACAGGGAAAGTCTAGATCGGAATTTGGGAGCAGTGTTTGTTTTTGTTTCTTGGGCTGACGAATGGTTGGTTTCAGCAGATAAGCGTATTTCTATTTTTTTGGGCATAGTTCCCCCAAGGGTGGTAGCACTCACCTTACCCAGCAGGGGTCGCTTCTGGATGTTCCCTGCCTAGTACAGCCTAAGCCAGCGATTCTCTCCACCTCTTGCTTGTCCCACCCATGTACAAGAGGCTTTGTCCAGTACCTCACTGACAGTCTGGATCGGCATGAAACGGGGTGTTTCGCCAGCCGGTGTTTTCTTCCGCGCATCCCATGCAGGATCTTAATAACGCTCGGAGTACGGTTGACGTGCAAACAAAAAAGCCACTTACTGCTGCGCCTAGTAGCTGTCCCCTGTTTTAACAAGGGTAGACGCATGAGTAAGTGGCCTTTCGATTGTTGACAGCTACGACAACATCTTGACTTTATCAGAAATCCACAATCTTGCAAGTCCATCCCGCCTTTAGCTTTCCCCATCCGTGAACGGTGATCTTCCAGCCTGCCGCCAGGATCGTAGACAGGTGCTCCGACTCTTGTATCTTGGTTACCCTTGCAGCAACGTTCCCTCGACTCGTGGTCTGTACCAGCAGCGTTTCACCTGCTCTGATAGCCAGTATGTCGCCTATGCCAAACAAGTCTTGCCTAATCCTTGCGTGAGGGTTCCAGCGCTCGACAATTTGGCAAAGATAGCCTTCAGACCTGAGCTTTTCTAGTGACCTTTGGGTTGGTGATTTGCCGCTCATCTGCTGGTTGTTGCCTTTCGTCTGCCCGTGTGCATAAGTCTAAGATACTTGTTTTATAGTGAAATCTCTTACTTAACGGAGTTTTACATGAGGAAAATTGAATGGATGGCTTTCGTAGCGTTAGGGATGTTTTACGGGTTCCTGCTGTTCCTGTTCGTGAGGTAAATATGAACGTTTATAACTTAATTGCAAAAGTATCTGCTGACCTGTGCCAGCAAGGTATCGCTAAAGACCGCAAAAACGTACAGCAGGGATACGGGTTTCGCGGGATAGATGATGTCTACAACGCACTTGCTCCAATTATCAGCAAACACGGTCTGGTAATCCTGCCTCGAGTAATTAGCCGTGAAGTTAGCGAGCGCATGGGCAAAAGCGGATCTTCGCTGTTTTATGTCGTGGTCGAGGTCGAGTTCGATTTTGTCTCATCTCACGACGGAACTAAACACACGGTTAAAACTTTTGGTGAGGCGATGGACTCTGGCGACAAAGCAACTAATAAAGCTATGTCGGCAGCTTATAAGTACGCGGCCTTCCAAGCGTTCTGCATCCCAACAGAAGGTGACAACGACGCTGACGCAACCACGCACGAAGTAAAGGCGCATACGCCTGAATTTACCGACAAACTCATGTTGATAGCCGGAGCCACAAAAGAAACGCTCAGAGAAGTCTACGAAGCGTTACACACGGAATACAAGGGACATCCTGAATTACAGAAAGCAATTGTGGCTGCTAAGGATCAACGTAAGTCATCATTAGGGATTAAATAATGAACACAGTGAAAGCGTTAGCTATAGATCAAGCGTTAAGATTGCTTAACGCATCTGGATGCAAATATTTTGTAATTGACGAAGAAGGTAAAACTTATGGTGAGATTCCATCCGTAACAAAATCTAAAAAACAACGTAAATACAAACCGGGTTTGATGTCTAATTATTTCAAGCCTTTTTTGATTAACGCAAAAATTGGTGACGTTGTTGTTATCCCTTTTAACGATTTTGATCCAAGGTCTTTATTTGGCGCGGTTACTGCTTATTTGTCCAACGCTTGGGGCAAGCAATCTTATAAATCGTGCACAACAGATTCCTCTATTGAAATATTGAGGTGTGCATGAGAGACCCTCACGCTGCGGTTGATTACATCCTAAAACATGCGGAAAAGTTTGCAGACGCTAGGGCTCAACGTGTTTATTTAGAGGAGTTCAGAAAGAGCAAGAAAGCCCTGCTAATGCAGCTAAACACCGCTCAGCCGATCTCAGCTCAAGAGCGTGATGCGTACGCTCACCCAGAGTATTTAGAGCTTTTAGAAGGCTTAAAAATAGCCGTGGCAATAGAAGAAAAGTTACGATGGGATCTTATTGCCGCTCAAGCGCGAATCGAAATTTGGCGCTCAGAGCAAGCGAACGCTAGAGCAGAAATTAGGAACACTCAATGATGTACAGAAACCAAAAACTATTGGAAACCGTTCGTGAGTTTGAGTGTGTTTTGTGCGGCGCAGAAGACGGAACAGTTGTTGCAGCGCACAGCAACCAACTTCGTGACGGGAAAGGTAAAGGAATTAAGGCTCACGATTACAGGATAGCCGCCTTGTGCTACAGATGCCACATGGCTATAGATCAAGGGCATCGAATGAATAAGCAGGAAAAAGAAGCGATGTGGGAAGAAGCCCACCGCAAAACAATCGGGTTCTTATTTGAAAGAGGCAAAATATGGGTTCAGTAAATAAAGCGATCATCATCGGTAACGCAGGAAAAGATCCAGAGATCAAATACACGGACGCAGGAGTCGCTGTTTGCACTTTGACGCTGGCAACCAAACATTCTTGGAAGCAACAAGACGGTAGCCGCCAGGAAAAAACAGAATGGCATCGCATTGTTTTTTGGGGAAAGCTAGGCGAGATTGTCGACAAGTACGTCAAGAAGGGCTCCCAGGTTTATGTCGAGGGTCGCATCGAAACCCGAAAGTGGACAGACAAAAACGGTAACGATAAATACACCACTGAGATCGTTGCAGATCAAATGCAGATGTTGAGCGGCAGGACCAAAGCCGAGATCGACAACGACGAAGACGTTCCGTTCTGATGGAGCAGGGCACCGAGGAATGGAAACTTGCTCGGCTTGGTAAGGTCACGGCATCTAGAGTATCGGATGCCCGCGCTAAGCCTGGAACCGCAGCGCGAGCCAACTACCTAGCCGACATCATTACAGAGCGTCTTACAGGCTCTCCAACGGAATCATTTCCTAATGCTTACATGGAATGGGGGACGCAAAATGAACCGCTTGCAAGGGCTGCATACGAGATTAAAACGGGTGTTTGGGTGGAGCAGGTCGCCATCGTCAATCATCCTACGATTGATTCGTTTGCAGCGTCTCCTGACGGTCTGGTCGCTGAAGAAGGTCTTCTAGAAATTAAATGTCCTAAAACGTCTACGCACTTAAATTGGATGATGAAGGGCACCGTTCCGTCTGAGCACAAACACCAGATGCTTGCTCAGCTTGCCTGCACAGGTAGGAAGTGGGTCGATTTTGTATCGTTTGACCCACGGTTGCCTGAGCATCTTCAGTTGTTTGTGGTTAGGTTTCAACCAGATGCCAAAGACATTAAAGATTTAGAGGAAGATGTAATGACTTTTTTAACGGAAGTTGACACAATGCAAAGGAAATTAGCATGAGCTGGAGAGAGTTAATTGCAGAGCAAAGAACCCCCAGGACGTTCAAGCCAGTCGAGGAAATCTGGCGGCAGTACGGCTGGAAGCCGCCCTCAACAGAGTGCGAGGACACCATCGAAAAACATAAAGCATTTCGAGCCTGGAGCCTCGGAGAACTGGCTTTCGATCATCAAGGAAGTGAAGAGCAGTGATCGACAGGAAATTTCGGCAGCTTACGAAAAGGTTATGCCGCTGGTCGTCGAGGATTGGGCTCACTGGCTTTTATCGAAGCCTAAGACTCGGCGGCTTCCGCTCATTGAGCAGATAGCAAAACATCACGGTGAGAGTGTCGGCCAAATGGTGAAAGACGCTCTCATCCGGCTGAATAAAGCATAGACTCATCGCGCCTACGCTTTACCAATCCCGGCAACTCTTTGCCAGCAGCTTTTGTCCACATCATGAAGGCTTGCGCGGCTCCAACGTAGTCACCCCGGTTGTGCCGCATTCGGATCGTCGATCTTTGTAAATTACCTAGTCCAACATTAAACCCAAAGCTGGTGAGTGCATCAAGCCGATTAGGAGTAAGAGCAAAAGGACATAGTCTGCGTACGCCAGCCTCAAATTTCTGTAGATCAGCCGCAAGAATCTCATCGACTTCTGCCATCGTGAGCGTTCTGTCCCATCCGCTTGGGATCGGTAAAGAGAGCCTCTCTTCAAACTTCACCCTTGTATGTGATGGGTCGATAACGTGGCCTACGCCGATTGTCCACAGTCTCGCGGGACAGCGGTAAGGTTTGAGCCTTACGCCCTCGTGATGCTTAAGCATCTCAAGAGTCTTACTTTGCAAATGCTCGGCTTCCAAAGTGGAATGCAATGATTGCAGCCCAGATCTGCTGCGTCTCATCATCCCAGAGCTGATTCAGCATTTGATCGAACGGTACGTTCATTGTCCAGGCGTACCAAAACCCTGCGACATCAACAAAGACCAGCAGCGCAAACATGCCATAAGTAATCACGGGCCTGACAAGAGCGCGAAGGTTTTTCACCCACTGAGATACACCCTCGCCAAGGGCTATATCGTGCGCGTAGAGCGCTTTCATTTCCTCGGTCTGGCTCTGTATCTGTACCTGCTCCGTTCGGATCTCCTCGACCCGCTGCTGAGCTGCAAAGCCCTCTTTTGCCATCTCTAGCTCGCGCTGGATCTGCATCTGAGCAAGCTGCAATTCGTGTGCTTTGTCTTTGGAGTCCTGCCAAATGTCAAGAAGCCTGGGAACGCCACCGGCCAGGAAAGACAATAAAGATGAAAGTAAAGTCATCATGACGTTGTTATTTGATCCGAGCCTTTTTTAACCGTTACTTTAGAACCCTGAACATCAACCTGCATGGGCTCAACTCGATCTAATTTATCTAAACGGTGAATCAAGTCTTTAATAACTTCAAACTCAGGTTTTTCTTGCTTGGCTGCGGTTCCGGCAATCCCATTCAGCATTTGAATAAGTGCAGTAAGTGAAGCACCCAAAAGACCCATAACAGCAGCAATTTTTTCGCCCTCAAGGAAAAGTGAAGCACCAACACCGACAAGCACGATTAGGAAGATATACAGTAAGCCATCTTCACCGATAGCCTTTCCGGCGACTTCTTTGGCTGAGTCCTGCGCTTTCAGCTCTTCAAGTTTAATTCTCGCCTGAGCTTTTAGTAACGCAATTTCGTGGGCTTTGTCATCCATCACTTGTCTTGCTTGCTGTCCAATTTGTCAAAGATCTTGGCTAGCATGACTTTAATGTCGGCGATGTCTTTTTCGTAATCGCGCTTAAGAACGTAGTCGTGAGGCAAACCTTTCTCAAGGTCGCCTAAGTCTCTTTGCAGTTCTTTCTGAGCTTCCCACATAACCCGAAAGAACCAGCCAAAGGCTGTGCAAAAAATACCAAATAGGGCATTAAGCAGCGTTTGCGAGTCCATAATAGTGAAGGTTCCTGACTAATCGTTCGTCATCCGGCGATAGATCTACCGCCGCCACACCGTGTCTTATAGCTTCGTCTTTTAAGCCCAAATGATGAGCTGCTACCGCTGCGAGATCGTGAGGTTTTGCACCCCAGACTTCAGGGTCGCATGTGTAAACCAGTTGCTTATCTTTGATCTCTAATGCCATTGTAGCCGCGTGGAAACATTCTTTCCACATGTGCTTTGAGTAAAAAGACATCGCCGCATCTACCCACGGCTCACGCGTTCCCGGAGCCTCAGCTATAGCCATCCTGTACCACTTAAGAGCTTCCCAGGGGTTCTGTTTATGGTCATAGGCTTTACCCAGTAACCGCATGGCATAGCACCGCTCATTTGCCCATGTCGCCTCTGGCATATTGAGATAGGTATTAAGTGCGGTTATCGCCTCATCCCAGAGATGGTAGAACGTGAGCTCACGGGCGAAGTAAAAAGCGTTACGCGGCTCGCGTGGATTTTCCTTAACAGACATGCGTAATAAATCAAGATACTGGCCCCGGCTTTTAGTTGGGTCCGGGTAGTGACTTACTAATAGCTTGTCAGTTTCAGCGTATACCTCTGTAATGCGAAGATCAGGGATTGGGTATTCATGGACAGGGCAAAAAAATGAATAACCGTGACGAGCAAAGATTTTTTCGTATCTAAAACGAATGCCTTGGCCCCAGTCAAACAAGTAACGCAGACGTGTTGTCTTGCCTAATTCCCATACCCTTTCAATTTCTTCGCGCCATCCCTCTTCTAACACTTCATCCAAATCTAAGCTGACAATAATGTCAAAGTCTTTGGGCGTGAGAGCGATGGCAACATTTCTCGCCGCGTCAAAACGCCAGGGAGATATGCAAATATCGTAAACCGTAGCCCCACATTCTTTGGCTAACTCAACCGTTTTATCAGTGCTTCCTGTATCGGCAATTAAAATTAGATCAGCATCTTTAGCCGAATTACAGAACCTCTTAACAAACTGCTCTTCGTTCTTTGATATTGCGTTAACGCAGATTTTCATGTCGTGTCCTTTTCCATTCTTCGTAAAATTCTTGCTCCGCCTTTAACCTTGCAGCAATTGCATCTTCTTTTTTGGCAAACCTTCCCAGATACAAATTTGTGTAATCGACTTTAATATAAGCGGTCCAAGCATTTGATTTAAAACAAACGCCAGAGTAACCGGTTTTATTATTTTTGTTTAACGACAAATTTTTCCCATTTTGAGAGTTAGTCGCTTCTCTTAAATTGACTATACGATTGTCAGTCTTGATGCCGTTTATGTGATCTAACTGATCTGTTGGATGCTTGCCGTGATGCAAAGCCCAAGCAATTCTATGAGCGTAATAACGCTTTCCGTCAATCATGATGCCTATGTAACCAGCCTTAACAACTGTGCCGGCAGCTTTTTTCTTAATGCGTCCTTTGCCTTCAGCGATCCAGTAAACATTTCCTGTTTCATGTTCGTAGCGAAACAAGCGCTGAAGTGTTTCTATTGGTAGAATCTTTGCAGCCATCTCGAAATCCCTCTTCGTTGGTGGTTAGAAGGCTCGTGCATGTTGGTAGCATCACGAGCTTTCGCATTTTATACAGAATCAGCACCGATGGAATCAGCCACCGGCACTATCCACTGACAAGTTGCTTCATCAAGTACAGCGTCTGGTGTTGGTTTTGGTGGGATAAAAGCGTCTCGTTGGGGATCGTATGTGTAACCGATGCCTGCGTAGTTCTTTCTGAAGGTGCCGTTGTAACTCGTTTGCTTCCAATACGGATAGCCGCCTGACCAGTTCTGCAAAAACCATACGCCTTTCCATTCTTGCTCTTGACCGTTTTGATCCAGCAATTCGTTGTTGTGGACAACGTGAACTTCAAGCACCACGTTGTTCTGATCTAGCTTTGCAAAGTGAGCCATGTGTTACCTCAGAATGTGATCGTGCCGTTGCCGGTGAATTTGTAGGTACGATAACCGCCGCTAACTGTCACTGTTGGCGACCCCGTGGTAGCCGATGCTGCTGGATATGTGTCTACATAACGAACTATCACAACACCTGATCCGCCGGCCCCACCGGCAACAGAAGACCCACCAGCAGAGCCACCGCCGCCACTACCAGTATTGATCGCCCCACCAGTGGGTGAACCAACACCACTGGCGCCATTTCCGCCTATGCTACTTCCACCAGAACCAGAAGATGTATAACCACCACCCCCACCGCCTGCTGCATAAAAAACACCTGAGCTAGTAGGCCATTCACTACCAGTACCGCCGGCACCGCTTACCGATCCAGAACCGCTTGAACCAGTACTTCCAGATCCGCCTCCGCCAGCACCACCAAAATTCCCCGCCGCATTACTACCTGTTCCGCCGTTATTTCCTTGTGATGGAGATGTAGAAGGTGTATTTCCATTACCTGCTGCACCAGCACCATCATTTCCACCGCCTCCGCCTCCAGATCCGCCGTCACCACCAGTACGCGCCCCCGTTGAATTTGAGCCGCCTCCGCCACCGCCATACGCTTTAATGGTATTTGTTCCTGCTCCTGATGGGCTTTCTGTAATACCTGTTCCCGCAATTGATGAATCCCCGCCGGATGATCCACGCGCTGATACTGATGTTGCCCCTGCTCCAGAGTTTCCAACGGTAATCGTATAAGTTGTTCCAAACGTCAACGTTAGATTTGTTGATGATTTTCTAAAGCCACCAGCACCGCCCCCACCGCCAGAATTAACACCACCTCCACCGCCTCCCGCAACAAGAAGATATTCAATGGAAATTGTCTGGTTAATAATGCTTGAAGAAACATTGCTATACGAAATCCAGCCTTGTGTTGAGTCAACGTAGACTAAGTTCACAGAGCCGCGACTTGTATTGATCACCCCATTCGCCGTTGATCCATTTAATTTATTGCTGTTAGGATTCACCGTCAGATTGTTAGTACCCCACGTCCCCGCATAATCTGTCAGCGTAATGACATTCCCTGCCGCTGGACTAGCAGGTAGCGTGACCGTAAATGCTGCGGAAGTCGTATTACACGGATAAGCCATACCAGCCACAGCCGTAAACCCCGTGGTCTGCACGGCCTGCCACGCCACACTGGATATACCAGATGTGCCTGACTGCGTGATGTTTGCGGATGTGATCTTGGTGGTCATACCGAATCAGCTCCTACAGAATCAGCGGTAATTGAGTCTGCATATTCAATCGTAATGCTTTCAATGCTCGTTGTCGGATAAGCACCTTCCACCCATGTCTTGTCAGAGTGGTTCCAGTTCCACTGGTAACCTGCCCTGTCTGCTGGCTTTGGTGGACGTACAACCCACTCATATGACCACCAGATAACTTCCATACCTTCAGGACACTCCGGTGCATCAGGTACTTGTACCCATCCCTCTGTGCCGTCAGTCTCAGGCTTGGGAATACTTCCGTTTTTACTGTAGAGCATGTTTGATTCCTATTGCTTAGGAAATGGTGCCGTTGGAGGCGTGAAGTTGCCTGTGTAACGGGCGTAGCCTTTCGTGATGCGAAAGTCGTCTATGTAACCGTTCAATAAATTACTACCTGGAGTATTTGAATCACCACCAATAAACGGACGATTTGCGCTATTAAGATAAACAGTGCTATCTGTATATGTTGAGCCAGCCTGTGTCCCGTTAATAAACATTCTTGTGCTACCTCCACTTCTAGCAATAGCAATGTGATACCACTGACCAGTAGACAAAGTGGAGCCAGTAATTCTATCTACCGCACTAACGTAATATCTAATAGACCCTGAGGTTATATAAATAGTTGGTACTGCGGCATTTGAGCTTCCATTTGGACGGCCATCATAAAAAGTTTGAATTCCCGTAGTGCTGTTCAGATATAACCAGCCTTCAATCGTGAAATCTCCAGAACCAAATGCGTACAAATCTGTAGTCGCTGGGTTTTGCGATAGATATGTATTTGCGGAAGCATTAAACGCTATAGACCCACCACCAAACTTACTGACGCTTGTGCTGATCTGAGCATTCCCCACCGTTTCCAAGTCATTCTTAGCAGTGGCATCCGTGATACCGGCGTTGGTGAAGTTGAGGAGGAGGGATGTGTTGGTGATTGCTGTAGGCGGGGATGTTGGTGGAGTGAAGTTGGAAGTGTAAACGGCAGTACCTTTAACAATACGAAGTCCTGATATATATCCGTTAACAAAATTAACTCCGACAATTTGAGCAATAATCAGAGATGAAGACGAGTCGGTAATATTTCCTGTATAGGTAGACCCGTCCTGTTCACCGTTAATAAACATTTTTATTGATGATCCAGCAGTACCGCTTACCGCTACGTGATACCACTGACCTGTAGTAAGAGTTTTTGTACCTGTTATGTCAGCCCCGTCACCGCTGGCGTTAAATGTCATTACGCTACTTGAATTAGTCTGGAGTGTCCATCCGGTTGTTCCACTACCGTAAGTAGTCATAATGGTTCTGAGGCTTGTTGCATTAAAGTACACCCATGCTTCAATCGTAAATGCTGTACTAGCAAGCGAAAACGCAGCATTTGTGGCTGCTTCCAAATAATCCCCAGTCCCATCAAAATACCCAGACCCACCCACTGCGGCGGTTGTATAGGCTGCTGTAGGGGCGAAGGGAGAGAAGGCGACTACGGAGGGTGAGCCTGCCGCTGTAATAGTGAAGTTGTTAGCGCTATTGTCTAAGAAGCGGTTGGATTGACAGGTGAGAAGTGAAGTTCCTGAAATTGCCGTAAGATTATTTTTGGGTACTGTGTAAGGATTGGTTGTATAGAGAGCCGAACCAACAACGTATCTAAAGTTTGATATATACCCTGTTAGATAACCACCTGCCGTATAAGCCCCCAACCTTCCTATGGCTGGATTAACTGTCGCTGGAGATTGCATTGATGAAGGGCCAACAAATGTCTCTAAAACACCGTTAATCCCTATATATAACGTTGTCCCTGTTTTTGATACGCAGATATGATTCCATGCGTTAGCGTTGATTGTTCCGGTTGTTACCCTATTGATAGCCGTGGTAGGACCAGTAAAGTAGTCAGCAGCAAAATTACCGGTAGGGGTAATTCTTACGGCAATAATTCCGTTGTTTGTACTACTATCACCATCACCCCACAAATACTGGTTAACACCGCTTATAGCGGCACCAAAATACCAACATTCAATCGTAAAGTCCGATGATCCGGGCTTAAACGCTGAATTACTTGGCATTGTTATTGCGCTTGACCCGTTGAAATAATTCCCCCACCCAGTCTGTGAAAACGGTGAGAACGTACCCTGCGTTGTGTTGCCGTTGCGGGTGATGGGAAAGCCATCAGAGGTAATGGTTGTGCTTGCTACAGCCTGTGATGCGCTAACCGTATAGGTTCCTACACCACCTGTTCCGGTTCCTAATGCTGTGATCGTTGTATTGGCCGTAACGCCAGTGCCTAAAATGCGAATGCCAACCTTAATAGTCCCAGAAGCAACCGCTGTCACGGTCATGGTTGTTCCAACAATTGACGCAGTGAACTCGGCAGGATTGCCAGTATCTAGGAAAGTGTTGTTTTGTTTGCCATCAGTGTTGTTGCCAGGAAGGAGCAAGGACACAAGGTTGAAATACTGATCCTTGACTAAGCCAGAAGTAAAACCCCAGGCTTTTGCACAGGCTGCGCCTAGTGTGGTCAGAATAGGCATGATGTACCTTTACGCAAATTTGGTCTGGCTGGCAAAAATCGTAAATGTCGCGCTGGCTGTTTTAACAATACTGTAGACATACACATCAATCCCTGACGCGTTGCCAGCAGTAGGAGCCGTACCGTTTTGCCACTTAGGTGTAACGGATGCACCGTCCACTTGAACAGCCGAGTTGTAATAAGCCGTTGATCCTTGCGTGACCAAATGAGCAACCGTAATGGCCTGACCAGTCGCCAAAGCCGTGTTCAGACTCGTGCCAGAACTTGCTCTAAAGTTGATCGTCCAGTTAGCTGACGCATTGCTTGTGTAGTACAGCACTGACTGCGTGGTGATGTCATAGTTAATCGTTCCTGTCGCAGCCGTTGCCGATATGGTCGCAGTCTCAGCAATGTCGTTTAAGACCATCGCAATCGCACTGCTTGTACCAGCGAAGGTTTGGGTTCCCGTAAAAGTCTGGGTGACACCAAGCGCAGCAAGCGTATCCGTAGATGTTGGATCAGGCAGCGTGATGGTGGCTGAGTTAGATGTGTTGGGGCTTTGTAGCGTGGTTGTGCCAGCGCCAGAAGCATTACCTTGAATTTTGAGATTGCTCATTACCGTTTACTCCAAAATTAACCAACGCTGATCTGTGCCAACAGTCACCGCAACACCTGTATTGATCGTGACAGGCCCAACACTTGAGCCGTTATAGGCAGACGTTACCGAGTAGTTGCTAGAAATGGTCTGCTGATTCTCAGCAATAACGCCAGAAGCTCCACCACCGCCAAGTACACGGATCTGAATCGCCACACCACTTGCTGGCGCAGTCGTAAAGACAACGTTCGTACCAGAGATCGTGTAATCAGTCGTCGGTACTTGCGTGACACCGTTCTCAATGACGAGAACATTGTTGACCGTCATGCCAGACGCACCGGCAAACGTTGTAGTCGTTCCGTCACCCGTATAGGTATAAGTGGCGTAAGAAGTACCTCCGCCTCCACCGCCTCCGCTGATCGTCACAGTTACAGCGGTTCCTACGGCTGATGCCGTTACACCCGAACCAACAAAATCAAAGCTCGTAACGCCAGACGTTAAAAGAGATCCTTCGTCTGATACCGAGATATTGGTGCCAGTGCCAGCCGGTCCTGTTGGGCCAGTTGGACCCGCCACCGTTGACGCACTTCCCGTAGGTCCTGTAGGGCCAATATCACCCTGAGCGCCAGTAGGCCCTGTCGGTCCAGCCGCACCAGAAGCACCCGTAGGTCCGGTCGGTCCCGACGCGCCATTCGCTCCTGTGGGCCCAGTGGGGCCAGCCGCTCCGTTAGCTCCTGTGGGTCCAGTCGGTCCGGAAACGCCCTGGGCTCCTGTCGGACCTGTAGGGCCTGCAACTCCCGGATCTCCTTGTGGGCCCGTGGGTCCAACACTTCCGTTAGCCCCAGTTGGGCCGGTTGGTCCCGCTATGCCTTGAGGCCCTGTAGGCCCTGCGTTACCTTGCGCCCCTGTCGGTCCGGTAGGTCCAGCCGCACCTGCGCTTCCGGTGGGCCCTGTAGGTCCGTCTAAACCATTAGCTCCGGTGGGTCCGGTAGGCCCCGCGGCACCCGTGGGTCCGGTTGGGCCAAAACTGCCACCAGGAATATTGACCGTGACCGCGTTGCCAACGGCGGTCGCAGCAACACCAGAACCGATAAAGTCAAAGCTGACAACGCCAGTCGTAATGACCGCGCCTTCATCGGCTACAGAAATATTAGTACCCGTTCCCGCTGGACCCGTAGGCCCTGTAGGACCAGATGCTCCTGTGGGCCCTGAGCTGCCAGTTGGGCCTGGAACAGTAGAAGCTGCTCCGGTAGGTCCCGTCGGACCGCTAGCCCCTGATGCCCCTGTCGGCCCCGTAGGTCCAGCAATAGTAGATGCCGCACCAGTGGGCCCAGTAGGTCCGTTGGCTCCAGCACTTCCGGTAGGGCCCGTGGGTCCGGCTACGGTAGACGCTGCGCCTGTAGGTCCTGTAGGTCCATTAGAACCAGCCGCACCTGTAGGGCCCGTGGGGCCCGGTGTTGTAGAAGCTGCGCCAGTTGGTCCCTGCTGCCCCGTGGGACCTGTAGGGCCAGCCGCCCCTGAACTTCCAGTGGGCCCTGTTGGGCCTGTAGCGCCGCCGCCAATGATGGTGACCGTAACATCACCACCCACCGCAGTCGCTGTAGCTCCAGGGCCTGTAATGTTGAGCGAGGAAAGGCCAGACGTAATCTGTGTGCCTGCATTCGATACAGGGATGTCCGCACCGGCACCCGCGGGACCCGTCGGGCCAATAATTCCTTGATCCACCGTCAGAGTGATCTGGTTGCCCGACGTAACAACCATATTTACGTCACTCAATTGGTCACCCCATCAGAACGGACTAGAAACAACAAGAAGATAATCAGATCCTGAGCCGGTGTTGATCCACTAGCCGGAATTGCGATCTTGATGTTCCCTGAAAACCCAACTGGATTAGCTGCATTGATGTCTAGCTGAACATCGGTGGAAAGTACCGACCACGCAGACTCGTCAATCACCAATGTAAACGATCCGCCAGCAAGATTCTGATTAGTAATCGTGAGGCTTACAGGTGTTGGGGTTGGCGTGTAGTCGGCGATGTCAAAAGTCAAACCGTAACGGCTATCTCGTACATTTGACAACTGCCTGCGGAGAATCTGACTCGTGATGGTAGCGCCGGTCAGATTGTTAGGTGTTCCGTCCTCATTGGAAAGCGTGACATTCCAATAGGTCTTTTGATTGTAGACAAGCTCACCAGCAATAATCTGGTTATTGAAACCGCTGACTTGTGTCAGGGTATTCTTGCTAAAGATCGCCACTATTCCCTCACTCGGTAAATGACGTTCGCTAAGCCACTCTCAGCAAACGATGGGCTATCTTGTCTTTTCTTTATTCTAAGGCTTTTGTTCTAAAGCCGCAATCCTTTGCTCTAGCTCTTTAATTGCGTTTGTCAATACCGCAATCATCTCAGGCATCGCCAAACCCAATCTGGTTCCCTTGGGAGTCTCAATCTCGGAAATCACTTCAGGTATCACAGCCTGGACATCTTGCGCGATAAAACCTAAATGCAAATCAGTCTGCCCAATATAGTTAAATTTTACGGCATGGAGTTGCAAGACCTGTTGCAGACCTCCTGTGTAATCCTGAATGTTTTCCTTCAGGTTTCTATCGGAAGAGTTAACCCATGAGCCAGCATCGGCATAAGCGTTACCGTTTGAGTTGAACGTCCAGGTTTGAGAAGCAAGGCTTGTATATAAAGTCAAATTCGACCCAACAGTTCCATAACCTCCAGAAGAGTTGGTAAACGTCCAAGAGTCGTCGACAAATTGAGTGCTTCTTAGCAACGATGTTTTTCCGACACCCACGGCAATACTATTTGTCCAGGGATCAGGTAGCAACGGTGTGGCACCCGTTGGACCTGTGGCTCCCTGCGGGCCTGTAGGTCCAGGAACGGTAGATGACGCTCCCGTAGGACCCGTAACTCCCTGCGGACCCGTAGGACCCGGCACTGTGGAAGCAGGACCTGTAGGCCCGGTATTTCCTTGCGGCCCTTGTATCCCCTGAATGCCCTGTGGGCCCGTAGGTCCAGCTACACCAGCAGCCCAACTACCGTCACCCCTCAAAAAGGTTGTGGTGTTGTTTGGAATGTTTTGAATCTGTGTAAAACCGGCAGATGTGTTCTGGAAGTAATAAGTGTTAGCAGCAATACCGCCAGAGGTAATCCTGATCGCATACCCGTTAGCGTTCGCAAAAGTTGAGGCATTACCAAGTGTCGAACTTGTTTTCTCTACAACCAAAGCCTCGGCTACGAAACTGGAGAGTTTCAAACACTTGACTAACGGCGAACCTGCTCCATTGACAATCTGCGCCGTGAATTGACCACTAGCTCCGCCATTAAAAACAACGGGAGAATCTGAGAACGGGTAATTGACCGCATTGATTTTTAGAATCGTGTTGTCGTAACCCGAAACCCCAAGAGAGAACCAAGGCGTCGCCCCACCGTAAGTCGTGTACCCCTGTATCTCAAGGTTGTTGGAATTATTAATGGTGATGCGATTCGCGCCAGTGCCAGAAGCAATCTCTCCGCGCAAATAAGCGGATGACGCGTAAAGACCGCCCGATGTTTTATCAAGATACCAACCAGCCGTTCCATAGCTAGATGATGTTGGCGGAATTGGCCCGTTATAGTTATCGGACAGAATGCTTTGGAATACCGACGCGGCTATCGGCCCTGTCCATGCTGTTGAGTTAGCAGGCACTCCGTCGACCGTAACACCATTGGCGTTATATCTGCCCTGGAGATACCAAAGCACTTGCCCAATCGTAAGTGAAGGCATGGTGGACGACCAGCCTAGCGGAACAGAGGAACCAGACGTTGGTGTCGTAAATGTAGGTGTTGCTGCCGTTTGCGATTGAACGAGATAAGCGTTAATAAAAGCTATACCAATCAATCCAGTGCTTCCGGTTGGCCCAGATCCTCCAGTTGGCCCAGGGTTGCCTTGTGGTCCCTGGGGCCCCTGCGGCCCGGTGGCTCCGCCAGGACCCGTAGGTCCGGCCATGCCGGTAGGAGACCACACAAGTGGTGCACTAGTTGAAGATAGCGAGCTTTTCGCGGATTCGTTTGCAACTGAAAATGCAAAGTACCAAGTGTTGCCAGCGATCTGTAAGTTCTCAAACTTTACTGTTGATCCGTTTGCAAAAATAGATCCGTTACTCAACACCTGGGTGCTCATGACTTTCCAGTCTGTGGCTGAAGGCGTTGCGCTAGATGTATAGAAAAGAGTAACGGTTGTCACGCGCCCCGTAGTGGGCATCGTGCAGGTAGCGGAGAAAGTCGGAGGCGCAGCAGAAGGCGCAAGATCTCCGAGAACAGGAGCGTTCAGTGCGGAAAAGAATGTTGGCGAAGGAAGGTTAGAGTTAGGCGCAGGAGCAAATGCAGTGATACTTGCATCGTCATAAACATCGGCGTTGTATTCAGAAAGCTCTAATGTCGCACCCAGGTTGCCGTCATCAACAGTCGCCTCCGACACCTTCATGACTCGGAAAAGTTTATTTGTCCAGCCATAATCAGCGTTAGTGATGTCAACAACATCGCCAGCGTCTACCTGAATGCCTGGATAAGAAGATGTGATCGTGACAATCAAATCTTCTCTTGCCTGCTTTAATCGTCGGTTACCAAGATACTGCGCCTGCACCGAGTTGTTGCAAAACTCAAGGCTTGTTGTTTGTCTGTTATCGGGTTCGTTGGGATACCGCAGAATCGCAGGGGTCTCCATGTAGACCATGTCCGGCTGATCTCGATTGTCCTTTGACGGAAACTCAATTTGGATCTGATTAATCTGTTGGTTGATGTCGATTGCAGAGACCCTGATCTCACCTATAAGGTTTGAGTCGTTAAACGAAAACGTTGAACTTTCTGCCTTATTAATGATGATCGACCAAAGTCCGGAAGCCGCGTTATAAGACATCCAAGAATCCGAGCACTCCAACATCTTCTCGACGTTGTCTAAAACTGGTTTACCCGTATCTACAACACCGTTGATACGGTATCGAGCCTGAGTCGCTGAGCCGCCGCCAGAAGGCGTGTAAGTGATGGTCTGATCGGAGTAAGTATTAAGAGCTGTAGCACTGGCAGAATCCACAAGACCCGTCATGCCCGCGCCATAACGGTCGTCGGTCATGTAGTCATACCAAGCATCCCCAGGCTTGCATTCTGATCCGCCTTTTGGCAAGTGTGTGCAGTAGAACGTGATTGGCTGTAGACCGGTCGTCCCTGCATCCGCGTTGTAGTTGAGTTTGACAATCGCAAACGCCAAACCATTCATCTGCCTACCAGACGAAGGCCAACGTAAGGCAGCAGGAATATCTGCGCCGCCCATAAATACATTGGGAGCCGTACCGTTTACAGCGGTGATAACACCAGCTTGAGTTGAGGTGTAAAGACTAATGTAAAGGTTGCCGCTAATTTTGGTGTCTTGATTGTTATCGCCATCTGTCAACGAAGTAACTTTGGTCTGATCTATGTTGTCAAATGTTATAAGACGGTCACCGTAGTAAAACTTGGCGCGATCATAAGTAAAGGTTGCAGACGCATCTGAAGAGATGGAAGAGATCGCAATGACGTAATACATCGTCTTTTGATCTGTGGAAAGAACGGCATCAACAAACGTACCGCCTAACCATGCGCTGCCATAAACGACAGGGATTGAATTGTTATTGGCAGGCGGCATTTGCTGCCGAGCGCCCATGTCCTGAGCCTGGGACGGCTTACTACCGAAAGCCCTTGTGACCACATAAGACACCGCGAAGTTAATCGCAAATGTCGCAGCCGCTAGAGCTATAGATCCCGCTTGTAACGTAATGCCTAGGGCTGATAAAACGATGGATGCTGGCATGATCTACTCTCGAAAGAAGGTCGCTTGCAGTGGTGCAAATTTGTATCGTGTGTAGTCAATTTCTGGTGAGCTGGGCATAAGACTCGTGCAGACAATCTGAACTCTCTTTTGGTCAAGCATGTCCTGGGCTAACTTGTTGAACCGCAGCCAAAGCCTGCCTCCAATAGATGTGTCCCGATACTCCGGCATGACCCACCACGCAACTTCGTGCAATTCCTTGACAGCGCTGTTCCAAAAGTTGCAGGTCACATAAGCCGCCAAAAAACCTCTGAGCTGATCGTCTACCAAAATAAAGCCGCGCCCTTTTAGCATCTGATAAAACAACGAACGGACATGGCCTTCGTTCTGGTTGTGTTTTAGTGCTTTTATTCCGGCTTCTTCTGCGTAGGCTTTCATCATGTCGATTAGGTGAGGCATGTCGTATTTTGTCGCGTATCTCATTGTCCAATTTGTCCGATCTGATCGATAACTCTTTGATTGTCATTTTCAACGCCGCTTACTACATCTGAACCAGGAGAAGCCTGGGAGCCAGTTTGAGGTTTAGCACCAAAGTCAAAGTATTGACCAGAGATTGCAGCCACACGGCTCATGCTTACATCAGAAGCGTATTGTTGTTGCCAGCTATTTACATTTGTTCTAATGCCGCTAATCTTGTTTTCCAGGATGGCCCTGAATGATGTGCAAGAAATAGAAGCTGTAACAGTTCTACTTCTAATGTTTTCGTTCCAATCTTCGGTAAGGCTGATGTTAGAAACGATTCCCTGGTAGCGCTTGAAGAACTGCGTGGACGGGCTTGTGATGATTTGATAATTGGAGTCAAAGAATCCGCGCCACACCTCAAGCGTTGATCCTTTGATGTCAGCGCTTAAAACCAAGTTGACGTTCGTCGGGTCTATACCTATCAGTCCAATTACCATATCGACTGACGTAGCCTTGATCTCTCGATTGACCGCACCGACAGAAAGAAGGCTCCCAAGTCCAGAAAATGTATTGCCGCCTACAGTAATTGCAGCAGCCGCGTTACAAAACGTATAAGTTGCAGAAGCCGTCACCAACTTTACAAATTCACCGTGAGTAATACTTGCGCTATTAAGCGCTGTCATAGGGGTACTCATTGCACATTCTCCCTAAAGACAAAGTCAGAATCCCAATCGACGAATGCGCCGTTAGTCATGGGATTTAACGTATATGTCGGACAAACCTCAGCGACTACAGAAAACGTGCAGGCAGACCCTACAGCCGTTAGAGTTCCGGTTGATGGCGTTCCTATGACCGGCCTGTGCAAGGTCACGTTAACAGTCGATCCTGAGCCCCTGAGAACCTGAGCGGTTACCTTGTAAGGGTAGCTTCCAAGCTGAATGAAATCGCCTGCTTTAAACACGATGACCGAGCTTGCAACGGCGGGTAAATTTCCCACCGAAATTGTTGTGGCATTAGCAGCAGGCACACTGGCAAGCGTTAACGCAGCCGCCTGACCGCTAGTAAGCTCACCTTGATAACTGGTAAACCATGAAAGGGTTGTCGAGCTAAACGTAATGGTTGCCGCAGTCTGCCTGTCCAGGTTATCAATCGTTTGAATGACATCACGCACTTGCGGGTAGTACAAGAACGAGTGAGGCTTAACTGTAAACACCCAAGGCACAGCGGTTACATACTGCGCCGTTCTGACCTGACCTGACCGAGAATACTGCTGGCCGACCATCCTGCGGTTGTTGACCGTAATAGACTGAGAAATGTCTAAGATTGTTTGAAAGCTCATGCTCGACCTCTCGGTGAGAGTGATTTCTGAGCGTAGGCATTCGCAGCCCAGACCGCTCGATTACTGCCCATAATTCGTTCCTCAAACGATTTAACGTCAATCGCCTGAATGTTATAAACAACGCCACCGCCTGTCGCCGCAAGCGCGTTGTTAGGGACAATCGTTCCGCTTGATTTGGGTACAAACAGCTCAGGGCCCTTTTCGCCAACAATGTAAGGTTGATTGCTATTGACAGGTCCACCGCTGGCTTTAAACAAATCCATGAACGAGCCGCCAGCAGGCAAAAACGAGTCAATAAACCGATTTAGTGACCTTGTCGCAAACCGTTGAAACAAACTCTTAGCCAAATTCTTAAAGGCTTCGGCGGCTGATTTACCGCGCATAAACGCATCAACGATTTCAGCGCCAAGACTCTTAAACCCGTCACGAAGGTCTTCGAGCAATTCCTTCATCGGATCAATCTGACCCTTCATGTCGGCAAAGTATTTGTTGACAATCTTGAAGTATTGCTCTTCAGTGATAAAGCCCTCTGATAGCAACTGATCGACTCGCTGTAGCTTTTCACCAAGTATTTCTAGCGGTGTCAGCGATGCCTCAATCTCGCGCCTAGCAAGCGCAAGCATCTCGTCATAAGACTGTCCCTTGTTAACAGAGTTTGGCTTATCAAATGGATCAGCATTGGGAAATAACGCGCCGTAGTCAAGATCCTTTGCGGCCTGTTTAATGTCAGCCTGCACTTCGGCCAAAAAGTTTTTTCTAGATTCGTCTGTGCCAAAAATAGCTGTCAAAAACTCAGGCTTTTCTACCTCTTTTGCAGCCTTGGCGGCAATTAATTCATTGGCTTTTTGCAGAGCTTCTGAACCATATTTCGCAGCCTCAAATCGCAACGCAGCATCTTCGCCTTCGCGTAGTTTGCGAATTTGAGCGTCCAGCCCGTCAATGTATGCCTTGGTTCTTTCGGCTTGGCGCTTGGCGTTCTTCTCGGCCTCGCTTTCTTCTTTCTTTTGGGTCTCGCTTTTTGCAGCCTGGGCTTCTTGTATGGTTGTGATTGTTTGCAGAAGCTGCTCTCTAAACTTAGCACCTTCCTTGGTCGCTTCTTTTGTGTTGAGCGCAAGGCTTAAAACAAAGTCGCGCAGCTCTTCAAACGTGCGCTTGCCCTGGTCAAACGCTCTTAACTCTTCAAATAGCTTTTTGGCTTCTTGCTGAGAAACACCAAGATCTTTGGATAGCTTCTCTATAGGAGAATCCATAAAAGGCTTGAAGATTTCGGGGAGCGCCAACTTCCAGATAGGCGCGTATTCATTTGTCAGCGCCTTCGTAAACTCTTTGATTTCGTTAGTAAGCTTTAGCTTTGATATGTCGTAAAGCTGTTGGTACAAAGCCTTTAAAGCTGGAGCGGCGTCGCTGTAATAACTCTCGCCAATATCTTTTAGCGATAACGCAGCTTTATTGTTTGCGGCCACAAATTGAGCAGCCGCACTTGATGCGTCTTTTGTCGCGTCCTCAAGAGTCTTTACATCTTTTGTCAGGCTTGAGAATGCAACAGTAATTAACGGAATGCCAACAGCCGCAAGGCTTCCGAGAACCACCCCTAATGTGCCAAAGCCACTTAAAAGCTGCGGAAGCTGCTGAGTAAAGGCTTGAGCGGCAGACGTTCCGGAAGCAACCTGTACAGAAAAGTCTTGGACCTGATAACCAATATTTCTGAGGTTATATTGGAAGTTCTTTTTTGCATTGGCCGCATCGTTCAATGCAGACGAATAAGACCTTGTTTGCTGGCCGGTAGATTCAAGCGTTTGGCCTAGCTCTTGAGCTTTCTTCTTGGCTTCGTCAGCGCCCTTTTTAAACTCTGCGCTATCAAGGCCCAGGCCGACTTGTAAACCGGCGATCATCTTACCTGCCATTGTTTCCCCCTAAGATGTCAAGAAACTCTTTGCGAAATCCTGGCAGCGAAGTGAATGCTAGAAAATCGCGCTCTTGTCTTGTCATGTTGCTTGGAGGTATGAAATATTCCTCCAAATGCGGGAAAAACTCTTGAGGCTTCTTAGACTGCGGGTTACGAGAGAAAGAAGACCCGATATTCCAGACGATCGCCATCATGTGCGACATCAGCATCAGGTTTTGCCTGCCACCAATTACGCCGTCGCGCCACATCAATTCTAACGCTCTTACGGTCGCTACATCAAGATTATCAAAGACTTCTGGCCGCTGACCATTGAATATCGCAGCAGCTCTAATCTGAAGATATAGCGACCCAGTTAGTTTTTTTTCGTTTCTTCGTAAGAGGGATCGACTGTCTTTTGCACAAGCTCTACGAGATGCTTGATATCAACCTCGGACAGCGTTTCAGATATATCGTCATAGGACAAGGCAAATAAATCTTCGCCTTCCTTAAACCCGACAAGCGAAATCATTGCAATCTCGCGCATCTTTTGTATGGCTTTGTATCGCGCAGTGGTTCTCATGCTTGAGCCCTGCACCATGACATCATCGTCAGTGACTTTTATGCCGTCATCGTTAGGTGTCGCAAACTCCCACAGTGATTGCAAGAGCGCCTGATACTCAGCCTCGACAACCTCGTCTGAAGGCTTACGCATCTTTGCCATCAGTTCCTGCATCTCGTTACGAGTAGGAACATAGACTTCTAAATCGTGGCCGTTAAACTGAATTGTCTTGTACTTTTTTCTCTGGAATCCGCCCAGACGTTCGTGTAGTTTCATCTTTTCGCCCTTTGTTTTGCTGCCCAATTGTTTAAATGAGTGCCTAGATCTTGTCTTAGTATTTCTAACATATTTGGTATGGCAGTCTGAAAACCACGCCTTATAAAAGGTGTGGCCGCTTGGTCTGCCGTCCCATATTCACGAGCTTCGGTTGCAGGCCGGTATTCGCCTTTCTCGTCGTAATACTTAACGCCGACATCAACATAACCAAAAGCAAGCGTATTTTGGTTTAGATACTTTCTCTTCTTGTCTTTGCCGGATGCAACTTTAGCGCCAGCACGAACCGTTGTTCTCATGCGACCAGTATCTACAGGCGCAATTGATTTAATGACATCTCTGGCAGGCATCACTGCCTTCCTAAGAGCCGGAACCAAAGACCTTTTGGCCGCAGTAGAACCAAACTCCTGCTGCATGTCCAGAAGGGTTTTCTCCAGCTCCCTTAGCCCTTTTACCTCAAACTCCATTGGTAACAATCCGCTTGTAAATGAGATCGTTAAGCCTGATGACGTAATTCACAACCTCTTCTGGAGTCATGTCGGGCGCATGAGCCTCTGCTATCTTGTGACAGAGATTGATGTTAATCAAACGCTGTTGAGGATACCCAAACCAGTTCTTAGCTCCGGTTTGGGCTTGAGCAATGAGATAGCTCAGTAAATCATCACTCGCTCTTTGCATGAGCCCTCAGCACAGACAAGCAGACTGCTTCGGCACCGCCGGGGCTGGCCTTCTGTAGGGCGGCATCCACCTCTTCCAAGGTAAAGGGATGCCCTTTTGCCATTGCATGAAGGTCACCCCTAAATTCCGCCATCAGCGCCACTAATTCATCAAGTGTTGTTTGACCAGCCATATTGATTGCCTCGTGGGTGAATCGTGAAAGTAACCTGAGCCTCTGCGCCTGGAGCTGGGTCAATCGTCCACTGACTAACGCGGCCATTGAAGGCGTAATAGACGTAATTGGTTCCGTCCGTCGCAGCAATTACAAATGTACGGTCAATCGTACCGTTGTAAGCATCTGCGCGAAGCAAAAGAAGGTTTGTGTCTGCTGGATTCCAGGCCGCAACAACAGTCATGGAAGTCGGCGCAGACTGAACCGGTATCTTGTCGGACTGGCGCGAGCCAGCAACCGCAAAATTAGCAACCGCATCGTCCTGACCAAAAGCAGGAATCGCTTCAACCGGTACAAGCTGAGCAGAAACCGCAATGGCCGAAACAGAAGCGTAGACGCTAAGGTTGGCTGTAGTTAAAGGAGTGGGATTCGCCCCCGGCTGGCAATATAGAGAGGCTGAAAAGCCGGGTAAAACTTTATTGGGGAGTGCCATTTTTCACCTCATGAAGGAATATCTAACGTGCAATCTAAAACGATTTGATGTAACTTGTTGTCATTATCGTATGTATGAAACAGCCAATCAACATCAACTTTTGCCACAAAAAACAAGCCGCCAAAAGTCCCTTGATAGCCGTGTAATGCGTCGACAATCTGCTGAGCCTTTGCATAGCAATTAGCCATTTGCTGAGCAAAGACTGATGCCTGGAAAACCGGCCTATCTATGCCTTTCACAGACTGAGGTCCGGTATAAACGGGCTGATGTACATCTCTAAGTTGCCAAGTGACAAACGTCGGTTCAGTCGCAAAGTTGCGGTTGAACACAGCATAGACTGGCGTAGGCGTACAAACTGTCGCCAGTTGAGCCTGTATCGCCTGTGCATACGTAACGGCTGAATTCTGACCCATTACACTGCCACCGATGGCTCATTGCGGTAACAGGTAAGCGTTACCCATTGCCGGTCGTCATGTTCATAAACTTCAGCGATACGCCAAGACTTATCTCTAAACGTAATACTGTAAGCCTCTTGAGCATCAGACACTGTGCGAATGTTAGGCGTGTAATTAACAACGAAATCCATCATGTTGTCGTACTGCCTAAAACGCTCCAGGGTCTTAATACGGTTATGCACAGACTTTGTTTTTGCCCGGGTCTGAAACCACGCGGTCTCTGTCGTTGTCTGCTCACCAAGATTGGTGATACCAAACGTCAGGTTGTTAATCGTGATTTGATCGACGCGTAAGACCATCACATCACCAGCGGCTTATAAGGTCTCAACAACTGGTCAATCGCCCACGGCAATTGTTTGTGCTGAATTTCAGTGGTTGCCGAGCGGTTATTGTAGAAATGCGTCAGCAACATAAGGCCGGCTTGTTTGACCACGGGGTACTGACCAATAACGCTGCCTTGCAAGGTGTACTGACACAACATCGGAGCGGTCATGTAAGTGTTGACGTTGTTGGGGACCTCGAAGAGAACCACCTTGTTTCCCGTCGGGTCGTAGTAATACTGCGAGCTTGCAATCGTCGTAAGAACTGGAGGGTTTAGGTCGTTGTAATACTTGACCCAGTTAATCGTTACGCCGTTTTGCGAAACCTCGGGCAAATCCAACGAAACCGGAGCTGCCATCAAACCCGAGATCAGATACGAAGCCTGATACGTTACATTGAAGATTGGTACGCCCAAATAATCCTCAATTGCCATCCGCGCCGCCAGCTCAAGCTGCGTCAGATATTCGTCTTGCGACTCATCCTGAAACAAGTTGAGCTGGTTGGTGATTTCGTCGTAAGTAAGCCATTGAGTAACCGGATCGCGGTTACTCTGAATGACTTTCGAATAGTTGAACGGGTTACGCGAACCCGCCCCGAAATTACCTTGCAGTTGGCTTGGCATATTAGGCCCCGATCAAGCGGACACCAGCGGTTACATCACGCACAGTCGAGACTAAACGCTTCTCAGCGTAGATCGTGATTGTCCCAGGCTGTGTTTGTTCCATGCGTTGCAGCGTCATTTCTGAATGGTCAACGATCCACATAAACCGAGGCCAGTTAGCTAGGTAAATGGGAGAAGCGCCAATGGCAGGAGCGTCCAAGTACGGATTGACGATAACCGGCCAGCCCATAATGTTTACACCTGGGCCTTCGTCTTTTTCGCCAGTTTCAACTAATGCGTAAGAGTTGCCGGCATGAGCGTATTCACGCAGCGTCTGTAATGCGGTTGGGTGCATCATCCATGCGGTCCCAGGCATCCTCCAGAACTGGCCTGGAAGAGCGTTAGCAACGTCAACAAGGCTTTCCCATTCAATGCCGCCGCTATGCGTATAGCCGACCGTGTTGAGCGTGTGAATACCGTTTGTAATAGCCGTTCCCGAGCTGCCATAAGCCGCAGAAGAACCCGCTGTTCCTGCGTACATCTTAAGACCGCGCAGACCATTGGTCGCGCCTGTGCTTGTCGTGGTTGATCCTGCTTGGTCGTTATTGACAGCCATCGACGCGGCTTCGATCTGGCTGAATTCCATCGCAAGATCTTCGGCTAAAGCAGCATCTAATCCGTTGATGTCACTCATCGCCGCTGCACGAATCGGCATCTGAGCCGAAATGACGCGCATCGGAAGCTGCCAAATGCTCGTAGCGATATTGGGCGATCCGCTGTTAGCGTTGACCGTGTAGCCCCAGGGGTTCGTACTGTTGGCAGCGTTACCAGTCTTAACCACAAACTGAATATCCGAGTCTGCCGTCATGGTCTGGTTAGCGTAAACCCTGAAAGGGTTCCAGTAACGCAAACTTGCAAAAACATCTTCGTTATAGACGCGGCCACCAACGCCGGAGCCCGAGCCCGTGAGGGCTGAGGCTTCAGCGAGGTTCACCTTGGCTTTGCCCTCGTGGAGAGCCTGCTTAAGCCCTTCTAAAATTACCTGTTTCATAGTCTCTCCATAGAGGGAGAGGGCTTTCGCCCTCTTAAATTAAGCCGCGGTGCCGGTCGAGCGATAACGTACGCCAGCGTTAGGATCACGCACAGATGTAGCCGCACGAGTCTCGCCGTAGAACGTGATCGAGCCTGGGAGCGTCTGGTCATAACGACGCAGAACCATGCTCAGACGCATAACGATGGTGTGGAACTGCTGCCAGTCCGCAAAATACATCGGATAGTAGGAAGTTGTGCCAGCAGCGCCAGTTGTGGGCTGAGAAGGATTGTCAACGTACTTGTTAACAACCACATCAAAGCCAAGCAACTTGCCAACGATGCCATCATCACGAGCCAAACCGTCGATATAGATCGGACGCTTTTGATCGTCAACCAAACCACGGATGCCCTGCAACAAAATTGGGTTAATCATGAATTTTGCTGTCGGGGTCCAGTACTGCTGTGGCAAGCTGTAGATGAAGTTAACAACGTCTTTATAGACGATGTTGTTTGCACCGACAGTGTTTGCGTTGGTAGTTAACTGGTCATACGTTGCAAGGCTATGCAGACCGTTGGTGGTTGCCGTTCCCGAACTTCCAAAAGCAGCCGTGGAAACTGTGCCGCCCGTGTAGGTTGCATTTGCGCCCGCATACTGATCTAGACCGCGCAGACCATCAGCGCCGCCCGTCGTTACCGAGGTTCCGGTTCCCGATTGATCGTTGTTTTGGATCATCGAGGTTGCCATTGCCTGCTGGAATTCCATCAGCATGTCGTCAACAACGTTGGGCTCAAGACCGTCAATATCGTCAAGCGCAGCGGTTCTGATTGGGAACTGTGCGTTCAAGTCTTTGAGGATCACCTGCCAAATCGAGGTTGATTCAGTCGTTGGTGCGCCGTTGTTTTGAACGGTATACCCCCATTGAGCGCCAGAATTCCCCTGCTTCACGCGAAACTGATAGGCAGAACCATCGGTTGCGACGATGCGGGAAATATTCATCATCGGATTGCCAAGACGCTTAGCGGCAAACACAGGATCGTAAGCGGTACGACCACCAACATCGTAACCAGAACCGGTAAGCGCAGACGCTTCTTTGATGTAGCCGTCAAACTGATCGACCGATTCAAAAATCTTTACTTCGCGCTCAACCTGATTGCCACCCTTCACGTACTCTTTAAGCACATCACGGAAGCGACGGTTTGCCTCACCACGGATCGTCTTGTGGATTGGGCGAATGATGGAGGGAGCGGCAATCTTTGCCTCAAGAGCGGCAAGTTTTTGCTCGGTTTCTGCTTTGACTGCCTGAACAGCTTCGGTGACTTGAGTCTTTACGGCCTCAGCGGTTTCAGCGAGTTTTGCAGCGTTAGATGCTTCGATTGCATCTAGTTTTTCAATGACTTTTTCAAGCATGATAGTTCCTTTATCGGGTTGCGATTGCCTTCAACAGCTCGCGGTATTGGAGCGCCTCCAGCAGTTTCACCGCTGCGTCCGACTCACTCGGATTAGCGGGTTGAGAAGTTGTCACGGCAGCATCACGCTGCTCTATGATTGACTTCAACAAGCCGGATGCAGCGGCTGCATCCTTTCGAGAAAGCCCAGCATCACGCAGTGCTTTTTCAATCGTTCTGGGGTTTGGTTTGCCCCCCATCCAGTATTCAAGTCTTGAAATCTCGGCTTTAGGATTGTTGGGGTTCATCACAATCGAAACCTCAGCCAATCCGCCCTTCATAATCTGAAAGAAGCTGTCAGGATCATCTGTAGGCTCGCCGTTCTCATCGACCATTTGATATTCGTCAGCGTAAGCACCGACAGAAACACCGCCGACCATACGCGGCGATTCCTTCATGATGGTGTACAGATCCGATCCTGCCGTCGTATTCAGGAAGAGTTTCCCGGTTCCGGTCATACCTTCGTTGGTAATGTCGAACTTCGACCATTCGCCCACGGGCATCATGTCGCTAGAGTGCTGGAAGTACATGGGAAGCGGCCTGCCGGTCTCCATCCAGCTTTCGTGCCACATCTCGAAAGCCTCTGGCGTGTAAAAGAAACGCCGACCATCAACGCCTTCTCTTGCGCCCCAGGTTGTCAGGGTTGCCTCGATCTCGCCGGTAGGATTTCCGGTTGCCTCGTCAGCCATACGGCCAAGCTCAACCTTTGCCTCGGTGAAGAATTGAATGTGCTTAGCCATGTATCGGTTCCTTTTCCTTCATTTTCCCATCTTCGGGTTTAGGCTTTGGCTTTCTCTTGTCAGCCTGTTCCTTTAACCGCTTCAAAACATCTTTAAGCATTTCCAGCTCGTCCAGTTTTGCCTACGACCTTAAGATTGCCGCCACCGCCAGTATCCTGCGGCGAAGAGCCGGGAATAGACTTATCAACGCCGCCGGCAGCAAGCAAAGAATCACCGTCGTCCACGCTATCAAGCCCCAGATAATCTCTAGCTTCGTTGGGCGTGAGAATGCCATTTTTGACTCCGGCCACAACATAGTTCATCTGATCCAGTGGTGCGCCCTTTAGGAAATCCTGCGTCTGAAATTGCACATACAGATTGGGGTAGCCGCCAAGCAAGCTTGTCTTTAGCTTCTGCTCAATGTTCGTGATGAACGGCATCATGGTCGACTTGTAGAACTCATCAAGCATGGTCTGCGTGTTGTTGTACTTGGACTCGCCCACGCCGATCATCGCCGGAGGAACGCCGAACAAGCCAGCAATCCGCGCCATCGTCTGTTTCTTCAGTTCTCGCGCATCTACGTCTTGCAACGTCAAGGGCTTAATACTTTCGTACATCATACCTTGGTCTAATAGCATCGACTGCCCAGGCTTACTGAGATCCGAGGGCTGACTGTTAAGCATGTTTGTCCATGCCTCTTTTAGCCTAGCCGCGATCTCTTTGAACTTGGAGTCGGGTATGACCTGCTCAGTGCGGAATAAGCCAGAAGGCTTTGCGCCGTTAAGCATGATGAAGTTGGAGTACAGATCAATATCCTGATCTAGCGAAATCAGCTCGACAGCCTGCAAGCGGTTAAACGAAGAGGAACCCTGCCAAGGTTCGCTCTTTACGTGCATAACCTGGAAGTATTGCAAAGGCTCGTCTTTGTTAAACCCGTAACTTGAGCTTGTAAGCGTGTAGAAAGGGTATCTCGTCTCGGAAATACGCGGAACAATTAGCGTCGAGTCAAGAACGTAGACCTCAAGCGGCACTTGCTGGGGATCGGCTTCGTTCTTTCTCCAGAGTAATACGAAAGTCTCACCGGCAAGCTCATGCCACATCGTGAACTGATACCAGAACTCGTATTGAGACTGGAAGTTGTTGGGCTGGGAAAGCAAGTTAAGGATCGACTTTGCGCGGTTCTTTTCGCGTTCTGGAACCCCAGGTTCCGTCTGGGTATCGACTAAAGTACCGTCGGCCTGCCTAGACATGATCTTGACTGGCAGTTGCGCCAGCGCTCTAGCCTTAGTTCCCACGCAAGCCATGACCGTCGAGTTTCTGGCAAGCGTTGTAATGTCAAGCGAACGTCCAGCTTCGTTGACAGCAGAGGTGGTTACGTAGAGAAGTTGGTTTGATCCGTAGCCCTGCCCCTTGCCTCGGAGCATGACGTTATTACCCAAAACTGTGTTGCCGAACAACGAATTCGACTCATTTTGGGTTGTTTTCTTGCGGAATCTGTCGAATATGCCCATTTTTGTCCTCAAAACACCCTGAATCCGTACGATTCGTTAGGGGCAGGGTTATCAAGTGAGCAGTGCATCGCAATAATCAGGGCAATAATGCCGTCGACCTTGGCGTGTTTGTCCACTCCGGCCTTTTTTACCTTGATGTTGCCTTGCACATCTGTGAACACTTCGCAGTTTCCCAATTGGTGGCCTAAAAACTGGTTGCCATCGTGTTTAATTTTGTGTCCAAGAATGAGCTTCTCTACATGTTTGGATGGGTTACTTAACACCGCCATCCCTTGCCCAACTTTCTTGACTGGCATTCCTGCTTCGTATAAACGCGCCACTAGTGCGGCTGCATTGTACGCGTCGTACCCGACCTCGCGTACGTCGTATTTCTGGCCTTGCCCAATAATATACTCGGAAATCTCACGGTCGTCCATAACATTTCCTTCCGTAATGTGCAAGAGACCAGAGTTTATAGCCTGACGAAAAATATCTTGGTAATGAGTCGGCAAGAGTTCAAATCCGTCCTCCGGCAAAAAGAACTTCCATTCGGCCTCGTAATCATCTTCTGCAAATCGTTTCAGCGTACAGACTGCGTTTAAATCTCGCGTCGCAGCCAAGTCAAATCCGATAAAAACAGCTTCCGGCTGTCGGTCCGTTAAGCCTACAGACGCATCCCAGTGAGACCTGTCTACCCAGGCGGTTTCGGCAGACACATAGACATTTAGCGTCTTACAGAGAAACTCGTTGAGCGCAGCCGGCTTAATCTTGGCCTCTTCGCATCGAGCGGCAATCGCATCGTGCGAGACAGAAATGTTGTGCATGGGATTGGCTTTGTGCCAGACCGCGGGGTCTCGCCAATCGTCGCCCGCGTCCAAAGAATAAAGCAGCCCAAACCATCTCGGGTTATCCGGCACATCCTGGTTAAGAATGCGCTCCATGACCTGGAGGTCCTCGAAGAACTTAGTGTCTCTGGTAAAACTTGCTGTGGTTATATATAACCTGAGTGGGTTCTGTCGTGCGACCATGCCCGAATGCAAGACCTCAACCGTATTCCTGTCTACGATCTGCGAAGCCTCGTCAATAATCGCGCAAGAAGGGTTGAGCCCGTCACCCGTACGCTTAGTGTCCCGGCTGAGCGCTTTGAACATAGATTGGCTGTCGCCGTTCTTCACTATCGTGAATTTCCCAGGGACAAACATGGTCGAGACTTCTCGGGGCAAAGTTTCAACAAAACCCTTGGCGGTAGTGAAAACGATTGACGCTTGGTCTCTGTTAGTCGCTACCGTGTAGACCTCAGCGCCAGCTTCGCCAAAAGCAAGCTCGTAAAGAGCAATCAGAGCGGTCAGCGTTGACTTCCCTGCCTTACGAGGGATGTAAACAATGACATCCTGCACCATGCGTTTAGACCGATCTCGCTTTAGCCTAAACCCATATAGCGCACAAATGATAAGAATCTGGAAGGGCTCAAGACTGACAGGCTTATTTGCCCACTGACCCTTCACGTGCTTGCAAAGCGATGTGAACTCTAAGAAGTGCTTGACGGGTCCTGGGTCAAAAACCCACTCCCATTCTTTGTTTTCCAGGTGGTTCAAAAACCGCTGGCAGGCGAGACGGACGTTTCTACATGCGTCTATCTCACCTTTGGATACTTTGACCGCGTATTGAATGCCATCGTCTAATTTCATGTACCGAATTTAGGTCCGCTTAAAAAGTCGTTTATCTTTTTGTTTTCGGTCTTGTTGGATGCCAACCTAGACTTAGGTGTCAATCCTAACTCATTCATCAGCTTAATCGCATGAATGACCGCGGCATTGGCAATCGCTATATGCGGATTAGGCGCAGCCGTCTTGCCATTGTTCGTGTAGATCACTAAGTCCTCGGTCAGCATTCCCTGTCTGGCGTTCACATAAATCTGGAGCTGATCCGCCAGCATCAAAAGCGTGTGCCGGTCCTGGGCGCTTCCAATCCCATAAACCTCATACAAATAATCAGCGGTTTCCTGCACAAACTTGGACGCATTAAACGCAGCAGGATTTTCCGCCCACTCAGCAAAAGGAATTCTTTGCTTGAGTTGCTCAGGCAGCTTTTTGCCCATCTTCGTTCCTCTTGTTCCGTGAATTGCATGGACTTCAACCGGGATTCGCGCAGTCATGACAGCTCCTTGCGTAGGGAAATTCCCTATTTTGTCTTAGCCCCCCTATAAAAGCTAGACCGCAGAAAGTCGAG